GCAGCAAAACACCATTTGTGCTGCTCCATTGAATTGACCTAACATGTTGATTAACATGTTGATGGTCTGTACCTACAATTGGACCAGTAGTTGCGTGTGTATTAATTACACTTTTAAGAAGTGTCACTTCTCCTTCATCAAATACATTTACCCCTTGACTGTCTGCAAAGCGGTACGAATTAGTAGAAATAGTTGTAGCATATGGGTTAGATAGTGGGTCATAAAACTTAACACCTTTACCAGTATGAAATGAGTTTTGACTACGCAGCCACCAACCAGTAAGCGATTGCTCACCTGGATTAGTTTGTGAATCAAACTGTTCTTTACGAAACGGTGCAGTAGCACGCTCATAAGGACGCTCATCTTTAATCCCTAAGAAAAATGGGATACCTGCAATGGCTACGTCATAGGCTATGCCAGTGTTTTGCCAGATAGTACCTGTACCAATACCAAGGTCAACAGCAATGGCGCGGGTAGCGCGACCATCCGTAATATCTCTGCCTGCCACCGTATCTCCTTTAGTTGAAAGTTAAATTACTTAGATAGTGCTGCGATTTCCTCGGCTGTTAAACCAAGTGTTGCTAGTTTAGCCTTAGCAGATTCTTTGGCTGCTTCTTCGGCAGCAATCGCTGCATCTTCTGCTGCTTTGCGCTCTGCAAATACTGCTGCATCTGTTTCACGCTGTGCAATTTCTTCACCAGTTAATGGCACTTCTGCCACTACACCAGTCTCACAGTTAACGATAATTTTTGTTAGTGTCTCTGACATTAGTTTATCTCCTTCATAGTGTGTGCTTCGTTATTACAAATCCATAATGCTGTTGTCTCATCTAGTACCGCTTCATCGTGGCATTTAGGTGGAACAAAAGCATCTAGTGTTAAGTTGTATAAATAGCCAATACCTGCAAAGTTTTTACGGATATTGTTGTTGTAACTTGTTTTAACCCAAGTGCCGCCAAGTGCGTTAAAGAAGGCTTCGCCTTCATCTCCATAGTTAGGTCCTACTAGAACACGTAGTACTACGTTGTTGTTATCTACTTCTGCCCAATGACTCATACTGTATACCTCACAATCACAATACCTGAACCTCCGCCTGTGCCGTTTGTAACGCCTTTACCGCAACCGCCACCGCCGCCAGTGTTAGCCACTCCGCTAGAAGCATTTGCACCACCACCACCTGAGCCACCTGTTAACCAACCACCACCACCTGCATAGTAATAAGTTCCTGACACATTTTGACCTGTGCCTGTTACTGACCCCCAAGAAGAGTAAGTCGATGAACCGACACCGCCCGCGCCACCTGATGCACCCGCTTGACCCGCACCACCCGCACCGCCACCGCCACCAGCAACCGTTGTGCCGTTTCCATTTGCTCCTGCATTACCTTGACCTGCTGTTCCTGCCGAACCGCTTGTGTTGTAATCCATTCCGCCGCCGCCGCCTGAACCGCCAACCTGTGAAAGCTTTGTGTAATAACTTGAACCAGCGCCGCCGCCAACAGAGGCGGTTAAACCTTGAAATGTTGAATCGTTGCCGTTTGATGAATCAACGTAACCCGCTGGTTGGGGCGCACCTGCACCAATAGTAATTGTTTTACTGCTTGATATAGATTGACTAGTAAATGCTTGTAATCCTCCAGCACCACCACCACCACCGTTGTAGTAACCACCTCCACCGCCACCTGCTATTACAAGCACATCACAAGATAAAGTTTCAACAGGAGTAAATGTTCCTGATGACAGGAATGCGTGATACCAGTAAGTACCATCAGTTTCAATAATGCTTCCACCTAATGCTTTAGGTGCAATGGCAGGAGTTGTACCTAACTTTGCTACACCGTATAGGTAAAAGGTTGAACCTTCAATAAATCCTACAGCACCAGGCATAATTTCTAATGAAGTAATTGCTGCAGTATTTGACCATAAAATGCTACTAAATCCCATATATGTATCATTTGTTTGGTTTCTTTCGCCAGTACTTTCCGATGTAAATGTTTTGAAATTTGAGCCTGCGTAATTTGTAATGTATGTTTCAAAACTTCCAAATGTATTTGTTTCAGTAGATGTACCACTTATAAAAGCAAGAGTAGCCGTATCGTCAGCGTAAGCATTACCGTCTCCACCATAAACTCTTATGCCAGTTAAATTAGTACTACTTCCATTAGGTCGTATTGAAAGTAAACCATAAGTTGCAGCCTGTGTTGTTTTGACAGAACCCTTAAGTACTAAATCTGTGTAACCAGTTTGAGGTATGTTAGAAAATACTACAGAAGATGGGCTTGATGCACCAATGGTAATTTTTTCTAAAAGGATATAGTTATCAGGCATATTTAAGCACTCGCAATTCCGTATAGTGAGAAAGTTGAACCTGCAGCAAAAGTTGATGCGCTAATCATTACTTTGACTGTGTTAATTGCAGAATTACTACGCCATAAGGCAACATCTGCATAAGTTACAGAACCAGCAGGATTGCCGCTGCGGATTAAAGCAGTTTTATTTGTTGTAGCGTTAGAGTAATTCATTATATTAATAATTGAAATTAAAGGAGATGTTGCACTTTGGAAGTTTGCACCTGCAACATTTAACCACCAAAGGCTTTGAGAAGTATCTCTATAACTATTTGTTGTTGTTGTATTACCATACATTGCAGTGTCAGAGTAATTAGAACCAGTGTCAACAGAACCGTTACCTACTTGAATTTGTCCATAGTTACCTGTTGCTGTCGTGGTTGGAAACATTGAACATACCAATATTAAATCAGTATATGTAGATGGAATTGATGAAAATGTAACAGATGATTGTGCTGATGCAAGGGTTTCTGTTGCTATTGCAACATATGTATTTCCTGCTGCCATAATTAATCTCCCTTAATTCCATATAGAGCAAATTGTGAGTATTGTTTTAGATTACCTGATAACGCTCTAATATTAATGCTTGTAATTGCAGCAGTGTTACGCCATAAACCTGATGTAAACTGAACCGCGCCACCACTGCCATTAAAATCAACACCACTAAATGCTCTAGTTGTTGTGTTTTTACTAGTATTAGAATAGTCTAAAATATCCAAAAATCCTACACCAAAAACATTTGGATAAGTTGGAGATGTTTGAGCACAAGTTGCATATACTTGTGAAACATTGGCATTAGCGCCGTAAGTAGCAACACCCCCACCACCTGCGCCATCTATGTAATGACGAGTATAGTTACCGCCAGTATCGGAATTAAATCTAAAAGCAAGATTATCTGCCGCTGTTGCGCTATTATCACACTGTGCTAAAAATCTAATTTGCAAATGTTTGTATGTGCTTGGAATAGAAGTAAATGTAATATCCGCTGTGCTTGTTGTTAGAGTAGTAGTAGCAATAGAATCGTAGGCACCAGTAGGCTCAAATGGCGGTACGTATGCTGTGTTTCCCGCAAGGAAAGAACTGTACGTTACCCTTGTCAGTAATCCAGAGTTAGACGTCTTATAGACTGCCACTAGGAAATCTCCACTCCGCCAATGTGAAAGTTAACTGTTGTAGCAGAGGCTAAGCCTTTGATTGTTTGAGTAGCAGCAAGAGGTTGCTTTACTTGAATAATAGTTGAGTCAGTTGCACCTACAGTTACATTTTGAGCAAACACTACATCGTTAAAACTTAGAGTAAAGTTAGCAGTAGATGTTGCAGTATTAGTTACTACAATGTCAGTTACTACAGTTGTAGTTGCGGATGGGACTGTGTATAGAGTAGTGCTTGATGTTGCTGCTGCTGTGCGAGCCAGGGTCTTTGATACGGTAGCCATTAGTTACTACGCCTTTCTTAGATTGCGCCCATAAGGACGAGGATATAGTTGTCTTGAATTGAAGTTATGTCAACGGCTGCCCAACTTGCTGCTGTTCCGTTGGTAGTTAAATATTTACCTGACTGTCCCGATTGTGATGGTACCACGTAAATAGAGGATGTGTCAAGTTGCACCGTTACTGCTCCAGATGTGCCTCCACCTGTAAGACCAGTTCCAGCCGTAACTCCCGTAATATCTCCAGGATTGGGCGCAGCCCATTCAAGCCCTGTAGCACTTGCTGAGTTTACGCTGAGAACGTAGCCATTAGTTGCCGCTACGGTTAGTTCCGCTGGGGTTGCAGATGAAGTTGCTGCAATAATTGAGCCCTTGGCACTAACTACAGTTTTCTGAATAAAGTTAGATGTGTCAGGTGCTACTAAATCCCAAGAGGAACCATTGTAGACTTTCATAGCATTAATTACTGAGTTAAAGTATAAAGCACCAACCAGTAACGCATTGCCATCATTATCTAATGTAGGGTCAGATGTTTTGCTACCAAGATAGCGGTCATCGAAGGCATCGTATGATGCAGCAGCACTAGTCGCTGATGTTGCAGCACTTGCTGCAGATGTAGCAGCAGCAGTTGCTGAGTTGGCTGACGAAGTTGCATAGCCTGCGATTGTTGCTACTGAGTTAGCAGCAGTTACTGCGCTTGCTGCAGCAGATGTTGCTGACGTTGCTGCTGCTGTTGCGCTTGCTGCAGCGGATGTGGCTGATGTCGCTGCTGCTGTAGCGCTAGTTGCAGAACTGGTTGCGCTAGTCGCCGCTGCTGTCGCAGAGGCTGCTGCACTTGTAGCAGAAGTTGCTGCTGCCGTAGCGCTTGTTGCTGAGGCTGTAGCAGATGTAGCAGATGCCGTTGCACTTGCTGCTGCACTGGTTGCCGATGTAGCGGCTGCGGTAGCACTTGCTGCAGCAGATGTTGCACTAGTAGATGCTGCTGTTGCGGAACCTAGAATACTATCTACGTAATCCTTTGGAGCAGCAGATGATGTTGACATGCCAGCAGATGATAGACCTGTGATAACAGGGCTACCTGAAATAGTTGGGCTTGTTAAAGTCTTGTTTGTTAATGTCTGAGTTGCTGTAGCAATGACTACTGTACCAGTTGTATTAGGTAGGGTGATTGTATTATCTTGAGTTGGGTCTGTTACTGTGAGAGTAGTCTCATACGCATCTGCAGTAGCACCCTCAAAGACAATGCTTGCATCTACACCAGCACCTGAGATGCTAGGGTTAGTGATTGTAGGTGCTGTAAGGGTCTTATTAGTTAGTGTTTGGGTGTCGATTGTTCCGACTACAGAAGATGAGTTAGAGATACCGTGTACACCCGTAGAAGCCTCGATATGAGTATTGGCTTCGCGGTAGTCACGACCGATAGCCATGTGACGAACAACAGCACCAGCAGAGTGAGCCTGGGCAGATGAGCCATCAATAGCACGTGTTATCGTGAAGGTATTGGTTGATACCGCGGTGGCATCTACAATTTCTTCGAGTGCTGTATCTGGGTCTACTACGATAGTAAAGGTTGTTCCCGCAGGGATGGTTACACCACCCAAGAGCGCTGTACCTGAAACGACAACCATTGACGATGCGCCAGCGGTAACGGCGCTTGTCAGTGTTGTTTGCTGGGAGCGAGAGGAGTAATTGCGTGTTGTCATTTATATTCCTATCGAGTATAATGAATTCGTGGCGGATATTGGTTTTGCAGTGTTGCAACTTCCTCATTAAGACGCTGTGAGTAAAGAGCAAAGAGTTGCTTTGTTGCTGATGCACTTGCACCGTATGGGCGCTTGCCATCTGTTTCGTCCGCCTGCGGGCTAATCTGACCTGCGCGTGCTGGGTCAAGGTAAGCCAATAACCTGTATGATGCACCAAGAATTACAATGTCACGCGCTGATTCAGCGTAACCTGTAGTAGTCGTGAATACATCTGAACTGTTCTCTAGTGTTGATGGTGGTGTTGCATACATAACCTTTACTGTACGTCCTGGAGTAATCCAGTCGTAGATAGTAACTGTCTGTGAGCCTGAACCCCAAGTGTCTACATCTGCAAATGGGTCAAAGTCCCAACGACGAATACGAATCCACTCTTTAGAAGGACCTGTATCCTGCCATGACATAGTAAGAATATTTTCAATGCTTAGGTTCTCAAATTCATATGTATTGATTGCCGCATTAAATGTGAAGGTGGTCTGCTTGATAGACAACAGGCTTGCACCCATTGCTCGGATAGTATCGTTGATTGCTTTCTTAACTACATAGCGTGGGAAGATAGGTGAGATAGTTACCTTTGTATCAGCAGCGTGTGTAGTTGCTGGTGTTCCCAAATACCCACGTCCATATGGTGAGACAGTTGCTGTATTAGATACGCGGTCAAATGAATCAACCCACATTAACTCTTCATCAATCTCAAGGATACCTTTACCTACGTTGCTCGTATCTCCTAGAGATAGGATTGTAGGTGCTGTACTTGGTGATGTTAGTGTGGTGACTGCAGTCTTAAGATATGTTGAGCGGTCCTGTTGGTATGTATAACCTGAAAGGTTGATAAGGACTTCATCAATCATCTGTGCTAAAGTTGTCATAGGTCTATGCTCCTTAGTGCAACAACGGCTGATAGCCCAGTAGTTCCTGCTAATTCATTACAGATGGCGTTCATCATCTTGTAATCATCAGGCTGACGGTTTGTGTCGGCTTTAATATTTAATGCTGCTATAATACCCAAGCCACTAGTATCAGCATAGTTATTTGCTGCACCTTGCTCAGATTGGTACTTATCTGGTGTGGGGTATGTTCCACCATTTGCAAGACGATTTAACTCGTCAGCAAATGTGCTACCTGCTACTCCTACTGCCATTATCTAAACCTCGCAGCCTTCTTTGCTATTGACTTTGGTTGTTTTACAAACTGCTTACCTTTAGCATTACCTTTAGCCTTGGCCTTATTGGTTGCTGCTTTTTCTGCAGGACTCAGTGCAGCCCATGCTGCTTCTGGTAAATATCTTTTCTTTCCTTTAGATGGCTTGCCATCAGAGGTCTTCCACTTCTGCGCAGTCCACTTCTTAAGTGACTGCTGTGACTTAGCAAGTGCCATTACTTGTAGCCTCCGCCTGCCTTCTTATACTGAACAGCAAGTAGTTGTGCTTTACGAGCAGACCATTCTCCAGGGTCTCCACCCTTAGAGCCAGCCTTAATCTTCTTAAACAATGAAGCACGCATGCCAGGCTTGGTATAGTTGCCAGCAGCATTGACTTTTGACTTAGCCTTTTTCTTTGCTACCATTTTACTTTATCCGCCCAGTATGCAGCAGACATCTTGCCCTTAGCAATATTCTTTGCGTGACGTGCCTTAAAGGAGGCTTGGCGTTTAGTTGGTTGTCTATCGCCAGTCACACCCTGTTGACCAAAGCGAATAGTCTTAACCTTGCTACCTTCTTTAGCCACAACTACGTGGCTCTTCTTGGGGTGGTTTGGTGTACGCTTAGGCTTGTTGAAGCCTGATACTCCTGCTCGCTTTAGTCTTGGGTCTGACATTTTAGTCCTTCTTTGTTTTCTTCTTGGCTAACTTTGCTGCGTTCTGTCTGCGTGCGCTATCCGCTGTTGATGCACGAACTGGTGACGGATATACCATTGTGCCGTATTCCTTCTGAAAAATCTTAAGCATCGCAGCATCCTGCGGTGTCATCTTAGGCATTTACTTCTTCTTGCCCATCTTCTTCATAACCATCTTCTTAGCAACTTTCTTAGCAGCCTTCTTCATTGGCTTGCCAGTTTTCTTAGCCTCAGCCTTAGCCATTGCCATTCCTTTTGCTGTGTATGCAAATTCCTTCATTCCTACTTTTGGCATTATACTTGTCCTATCTCTTTCATTACCGCTGCGGTTGATTGATTTACGTGTTTTGCATCTGGCATTGAATTAGCATTGTATGGCTTATTCAATACTTCGGAGGCTCTTTCTGCCTCACGAATCTTCTCCATCGAAGTGCCACCAGGTTGGATTCCTTGTGCCTTCGCATTAGCGTATGCTGTTAATTCGCTTTCAAATCTTTTACGAGGAGCATTTCTTTGACTATTGGCATCGCCAGTATTCATTTGAAGCCCTCTTGCTTTGCACCCGAAACATTCAGGACCACACTTGGTATGGTCTACAAAGATGTCATTCTCATCAGGAAAAGGTTCTGTTGATGTAGCATCACAGTACACACACCCATAAAGAGCAGAGTATGGAATCATATCTCCGTCTACTAGTTTGTATGCCCATTCAAGAACTTTGCTTGCGTGTTCGTGTCCCATATGTCCCCTATATTGCGGTAAAGTTTGCTGTCGTAACTCCAACGTTTCCGTTAATTAGATTCTCTCGAGTTGTCTCATCTACAGTGTACTTGCTACCACCAAGATATACTTCTTGATAAGTATCTAAGTCACCATCGTATGGATAGCGAACCTGACGGTAAGTTCCATTGACTCTGATAATACTGATACCACGTGCTAACTTGTAAAATGTAAAGAGTCGTTGAACTCCTTCAAAGCCTTCATCGACAGTTGGTGTCTCGAAGATGTAATCTGTCATGACTCCTCCTTTAGTGGACTCACCACCAGACAGGGTTTCCCCTGTCCAGCAGTCAATTAACTACTAGAGAGCAGCGATTGATGAACCTGATGTGATTCGGTATAGAGCCTCATCGCGGTATACTGAGAAGCCAAGTACGCCGTACCAACCCATTGGGCGGAAGCGCATCAACTTATCAGTTACGTTACCGATAACTACGTGTGGCTCTTCAGCTACAGCTTCTGCCATTGCCTGTGAACCTGCAACGATTGTGTCGAAGACACGTGTTACTGGTGTTACAGTTACAGTTGTTGAAACTGTTACTGCTGCTGTGTTTGCTGTGTCTACAGTAAATGTAGTTGTTGAACCTGATGTAGTGATAGCAGTAATCTTAGCACCTGAAGCGATACCTGTTCCTGCAATCTTGTCACCAACTTCAGCGCGTGTTGCGATAACTGCAGATGAAGCAACGCCGAATGTGAATCCAGCTGATGTTCCTGCTACTGTTACTGCTGTTGTTGCCAATGCTGACTGGTCTGCACCTGTCTTAGCGTTGTACAGACGTGATGACTCTACGAAGAATGCGCCTTCGTACTCACCGATTTCTCCAGCCCAAATCTTGCTTGCTTCTGAAGCAGACTGTGACTGTGGGTAGCGCCATCCAAGGTCGCCTGTTTCTGCACGAAGGTCGTGTGAAACTTCTGGGTGGATACCAACCCAGTATGCATTTCCGCGACGGCCCTTAGCCTTGTTAGAACGTAGCTTAGCAACAGCCTTGCGGATGTCTGCTGAGTCTAGTGTATCGGCTGCATCTACGTTAGCAGTTGCTGTTGCATTGCCTGCGAAGATGTTGTTTGAGCCTGAGCGAAGTGTGTTCATTGCAACTACGTCGATAGAATCGGCTAGGTTGTATGCAATGATGTTTGCGATTGCTGGGTCTACATCTGCTAGAGAGAATAGTTCCAATGCGCGTGTTACAAGTACAGCGTTACCGTACTCGTTAAGTGTTACTGTAACAGATGTTGGTGTTGACAATGCTACTGCATCTGGGTCAACTGTTTCTGTTAGAGTAGATGTCTTTGTGTCTAGGTCAACGTACTTCTGTAGAACTACAGTTGAACCTGGGATTGCTTGACGTGCGGGGCGCTTATCTGCGACAGAACGAATTAGGGGTTCTGAACGGAGAGCGAACTCGAGAAGGCGGTCATATGCCTTCTGTACGAGGCCTGCGCCGCCTACTGTACCGCCGAATGATGTGCTCGACGTATCTGTATATGCGTTAGGCATTTCTTTTAGTCTCCTTGACTATGAACGGATATTATTGTTGTGACTGCATCAGGGTGAGGAGTTCCTCCATAGAGTTTGCATTATCCATGCGTTGCTCTAAGTCCTGTGCTCTGTCTGGGGTGGAAGCATTTTGAGTCATGACGTCCTGCTGACGTAGCGTCGCTAGGTTTTGTTCGTCAGGTCTGTTTGATACTTCTAAACCAAATAGTTCGCCGTTATCGTTGAGCCAGTTAGAAACTGATTCTTCAGAGAAATCTCCATCTAAATCCTTAAGGATTAGACGTGCTGCCTTTTGGTTTACACCCTTCTTTTCTAGTACTGACTTAACGGTAGACTCACGCTGCGCCTTGGAAAATCCCTCAAGTTGCTCAGTGAGTTCCTTAATACGCTTTTCATCTGCACGCTTGGCTTTACGTAACTTTTTAAGTAAGTCACTGCCGTCCATATGTGTATCTGTGTCGGTATCTTGGTCTTCGTCTTCGTCGTCCCAGTAGTTGTTGCTCATAGCAACCCACCCTTCTATTCGTTGTTAGTTCGCAGGCCACAGTTCAATTCGGGGAAATTGGCTGGCTCCTACTATCGGTCTATTACTCTGACGGGGCCGATAGGTCCGTTCAGGATTCTAGAATTGTCCTACTGCAGATGTAGTAAGACTTGTTTTGTTCGTGCCTGCTGCACCACTAAAGGATGCAATTTCACGTTGTGTAAGTTTTTGACGCTTACGTTGTGCTGATGCTAGACTATTAAATACCTCTTGCTCAGCTTCTGTCTGGCCATAACTATCAAGAGTTGTGCCATAGATATCAGATAGTTTCTCAGCAGTTGGAAGGATATCTGCAATAGTTGCGTAACCCTTTTGTGCTTCTGCCTGTGTAACACCTTGTGCTGCTAGTTGTTCAGCAACTGATACACCAGTCTTTAGCCCTTGACGTGCCGCTGCTACACCAATTTCAGATGCTGCAACCTGACGTTCAATCTTCTGGAACTGCTGGTTAGGGTCTAGTACATAAGCAACTAGGTCTGCTTGGCCAATGCCATAGAAATCACGTAGTTGCTGTGAGATAGCAGGGTCAGCATTCTGTACACGCTGTACTGCTGTAACCACACGGTTAGAAAGTTCTGCAGCAGATACGTCATTAGCGATGAACTGAGATACATAATCATCAGTATCAAACTGCTTGAGTCCATACGCACGTAGAACCTGGCGATAGCCATCTTCAACATTAAGGTACTCTCCAGGATTAAGAACTGCTAAGCCCTTCTTAATGCGTGCTTCATTTGCCTTGAAGCGCGTCTTGTACTCTTGAGTCTCTTGCAAGCCTAATGTAATCGTTGCTTCAGTTGCGCCATCAATTGCTAGTTCTTTAATCTTATTAACAAGACTGCCTAGACCATAACGCTGAAAGCGCTCAGTAAGAACATCTATAGCATTCTTACGTGTAGTCTCTGCTGCAGCTTTCTTCTCAGCTGCCGCTAAGTCTGCGGCTGTTTTGTTTGCATTAGATAAGTTAGCAATTTGAGAATTTAATGATTGAATCAGAGCAAGTACAGCAGGGTCAGTTATGTTATTAATAATAGTTTGCGGTGACGGAGCATTTGGTACAACTCCTGGAGGAGGTGGTGGGGTAGCGGTTGTGGTCTTTTTGGTAGTTACTTGACCAGTTATTGGGTCTACAGTTGACTTATATCCAGGCACGTTTTGGTTAATTACTGTAGCAGTATTAGTAGCATTCTCAAATGCTGCCAATTGTGCAGAGGTTTTACCAGTTGAGCCGACCTTCATTGTGTAGTAACGTGGGTCGTCCATGCCCACTGGTCCACTTAGAACTTCACTTGGTGCAGCAGCAGGGCTTACGCTTACTGGAACACCTAATGCAATTTTTTCAGCATCAGTTAATGGCTGACCTGCTCCTAGTTTTCTAACAGCTGTTTGCATCTGTGCTGGAGTTAGCGTAGGGTTATTGGGTACACCGCCACCTTCACCATCAACCATCATTAATTCTGGATTGTATCTCATTACATCAGACCCCAATCGCTGAATACTTTAGTAGTAAGTGAATCAATAGTGTTACGTGCATTGTTTGTATATACCCAGTCAGGTGAACTCTTGATTGTCTTGTCAACCATCCATTGTGGCATTATCTCTTGCTTGCCAGTAGTAGGGTTAATGTAACCCATGATTCTTTTAACCAAAGGATTATTAAAGTCTACTGTATCTGGGTCTAGTTCTAGAATGTTAGCTACTGAAGATGTTACGTTAGATGCAAGGGCTGACAAAGATACGTTATTCTTGATTCCTTCTGCATATGCAGGGTATGCGCTAGCGGAAAGATTCTTAATATCATTCATGATATCGTCTGTTGTAGTCTCACCAGCAAATAATGCTGTCGACTTTGTATCCCAATATGCAGTGTTTAGTAGGTTGCCAACGCCGTAGGCGTTAGCGAATGATTGCAATGCCGATACGGAACTCATGGTGCTTCCACCAAGTTTGCCCATAGAGCCAGACTTGACAATTAACTGGTCAACCTGGTCTTCACTCATACCACTCTGGTAACCAATTTCTACTTGCTTTTCAACACCAGGTGTCCATTGAATACCTTGCTGAATCAAACGCTTCTTTGACTTTACCTTGTATGCATTTAAGTCTTGTGCATATACGCCAGGCTGATTAGTCGCCGCAGTTTGTCTGGTACGAGCAATAGAGTTATTGTTTCGGTAGAATGCACTTCCTAAAACGAAAGAACGGAAGCCGTCCATGTCCCCTTTAAGATATGCCTGCCATGCTTTCTCAAGGTCTGGGTCAGTAGCCTTGAGAGCAAGAATCATTTGAAGTTGTTCTGCTACGGTAGCATCGTTGTCGCTAATAGCCATTATAGACCTCCAGACAAGATACTAGTCATATCTTTCATAAACTCAAATCCCTTGCGGCGTTCGAATTCCTCAGGATTTGATTCCTTAAGTTTCTTTTCAACAATTGCTTCAGATGCTTCAGCAGTAAGACCAGGTGTAGTAACCTGTACATTCTCCAACTTTCCAGTCTTCTTGTTCTTAACCTTCTTGTAGGTAGTAAGAGTACCAGTGTTGGCCTTGTTAAGTAGGTCAAACAGTTCTTCTTTTTGGGTGGCATCTAGCTTCTGACCAATCTTACTGAGACCCCATTGGTCTAATGCTTCGAATGTTTTAACCTTGTCTAACTCTGAAATAGAACGAGTTGGAAGAGTTGGCTCATCTCCCTTTACAGACTTTAATGAATCATTTAGTAACTGAAGTGGAGTAACCTTAGGTCCACGCCCACCTTGATAGATTGTAGCTGCAGTTGTCACTAGTTGTGACCATAAACCGTATGCCTCTACAGTGCTAATAGTTTTGCCTTTGGCAGCATATGCACCAATAATTCTATTCTGTAAATCCTGGTTATTCCAAAAGTCAGCCGCATAATTTGAAGCCAACTTTAATGTAGGTGTAACTGATGATACTGGTTTGCCATCCTTAAAAGTTAATCCTTTTGTAGGGTCATTAACTTCTCCAGTATATACAAACGCTGTACTTCCAGCTGCTCCTGCTGCCCATACAGATGGGTCATTCATGTCAAGACCAGTGGCTGCTCTAAGGTCTGCAGCTAAATCATCAGTAATACCGACAGGTGCATTCGGTGCAAGGGCTGGTCCCTTAAGCGAAGGTACAGGTTTATCAGACTTTGGTGGAGTCTTGGCTTCTCCTGCTAATTGACGATTAATCTCAGCCAGTCTAGCACGGTCTGCTTTTGTAGCCTCCATAGAAGCAATACGTTCCGCTGCAGTATTTGCAGTAATATCTACTTTAGAATTAGCAGCAATTCTTGCTGTTAATTCCTTTTTTTCAGCAAGCAACTTTTCTGTACTGCTTGATGATGTAGAGCCAGTTGGTTTTGGTTTAGGCGCTAATGAGGGTGTTTGCAATGGTGTAGACTTTATAGTGCCATCTGGATTAAAACTAAGTCTAACTGGGACTCCATCAGCATTTGCTGGAAGGCCATCACTGTAATAGGATACGATACCAGTGCGTGGATTTTTGTATTCACCGTTGGCTCTCTTACCCGTTACTGTGTCAATTACATATCCCTTGGAATCTGGTCCAAGTTTTGATGAATCTCCAGCCATTATAAACCTTTTCCATTGCTATTAAATGTTTGTTGGTAAAACATGATTACTATAGTCCTGAACCTAGATATTTGTCATAGATTCTATCTTGTGATAAGAATCTGTCATAGATATTAGCAAACTCTAAATCACCAGCTTTAAGTTGGTTAACATAGTAGTCAAGAATTATACGCAAATCTATGTTATCTTTAGCATCGATATTATTAGATGCTCGTCCACGTAATCTTGCTGCAACTGCATCTCTTGCCTTCATATATACAGCAACTGATTTCCATGTAGGGTCATCAGCATTATCTGCCATGAACTTCTCATTAGCAAGAATCTTCTTGAATCCAATGATTGTCTTTGCACCCTTTGTGCCATCAACATCACGGTAGTCTTGGTACCATGCACTAGGTGAGCCTGTTGGCTGACCTGTAACTGGGTCAATTTCAGATGCTAGTTGCTTAACGATAGCCTGCTTCGCAGCGGCCAAGTCTTCAGCACCTGCCTGTTGTAGTGATGTAAGTCCACGCTTGTCAAGGTGTGCATCAAGAACTGCCATGGCACGGCGGTACTTAGCCCAGCCTTCACGAGCAGCATTCTGTTGCTGTGCTTCTTGAGGGTCTTGCTTACCGCGGTACTTCTCGGAACTTCCTGGTGAAATAGATGTCTCTGATTGCCACCAGTATGCTGTAGGATTAAACTTGGCAGCACCTGAACCCTTGGTAATTAGGCCAATAAGGTATGAGTTATCACCCTTTACGTCAGCGATTAAGTCTGTATAACGCTTAGCATTCTGTACATCATCCATTGTAGCCTGTGAACCTGTAGGGTTCTTAGACAAAGATGTAGCAAATCCGAAGTACTCAGGATAATCTTCAAGGAACTTAGCATCTGCACCCAAGCCATAAGTCTGGCTGTATTCACGCCACTTATCCATATAGAAACGGTAAGGGCTTTCGAATTGTGGTGCAAATGGTAGGATTAAGTTAGCAGCTACACGCATCTTGTAGAATGCGTCAGTCTTCTTCTTAATCTCTCCATCTGTAAGATAGGCAGTACCAGCTTCTTGAGCCTTTTGCTGTTCCGTTAACCAGATAAGTTGATATGTCTTAGCATAGTCATCGTTGTTTTGGCCTTGTACAGCCTTCAAAGAGTTGCGCATCCATGTAGGTAGGAACTGAGATAGTGATGCATCAGGTCCGTATGGGAATGCAAACGATACTACTTCAGATAATTCTGGCTTTAACTTCAAAACATTTGCTACAGGAATTGCAGCGAATGGTCCGACAGATACGCCAAACGGATTACCCTGGAACATAACATCAAGGCTTCGCTTACTAATACCTATCTGGTCAAGTGACGATAGCCCCTCACCAATGATAGGAAGTTTCTTTAATGCCTTAGGCACAGGAAGCCACATTGTGTTGTTAGGGTTTAGTGTCTGTCCTGGTGGGACTGGCTCACCCTTTTCATCGGTAATTAGACCTGAACGCTCAGGTGCATTCCATATAATGTTAGCACGGTTAAGAATAGTAGGGTTGTCCATAGCAATTCCGAACCATGTCTTAATTGCATTCTCTTGTGCAGAGAAAAATGGTGATACAAAGCGTAGCATATGTGCAGCATTTGAGCGACGTTCTACGTTATAAAGGATTCCCTTTACACCTTTAAGAGCATCTGCTCGTGCACCTGCAGTTAAGTTGTATTGTAGGTCAGCGAACTCTTCACGAGTAAATGTTCCACCCTTTAAGAACTCTGCCGTCTCAAGACGCTTCTGAATAGACTTCTCATATAGGTCAATGAACAATGGATGACGTGCCCAGTTATCTTCAGGTATTTGCGCTAGATACTTAAACAATGATGATGTAATTTGTCTAGTAACAGCCCGTGGCCTAAGATTCATGTTAGCATCCAGTAAATGACCGTGCACAATAGGTAGTGCATTAGGGTCACGTACTGCATTACGGAGGAAATCTTCTGTTACCTTGCCAACTTCTTCTCCAGGAAGCGCTGACATAATCTTCTCACGTATGCCGTAACCGTCAGGTATGTAGTTGTCTAAGAACTTCTGCGCTGTAACAACATACTCAAGTGAGTCGGCACGGGCAATACCCAAGCGAGCACGAAGTTCTTTGTTGTCTGCAAGTTCCTTTGCTACTTCATCAACACTCTTGCCAGCCATAAGTCCACGAGGAACTGCAGCATTAGCAAATGTCTCATTAATGGCATTTGTCCACTCTTGGTAGTAGTTAACATCGCCTGGACGCACAGCACCACGGCCCTTACTTGCTACGTTTGCACCATAAATGGTAGAGTAGTCCTCAAGGAGTGAATAGAAAGTCTGCTGTGATGAGTTCAACTCACGGAACAATCCACCATTAGGGCCGCCAAAGGCACCCCAGATTGTGTACTTGGTTCCGTCTGGACTATCGACAGTTGATGTAAGTTCAATGTCCTGCTCGCCGATGCGCTTCTTGCGTGAAGCAACCTTTGATTGTTCCAACTTAGTAAGTGCCACATTGTTTGACTCGTAAGCAGCATTTGCTGTATCTAGTGACTTTTGCTTTACAACTAATTCACCGATTAAATCTGCATTTTCTGGTTCTAGTACAATGCGTGATTCAAGACCAGCAACTTCCTTTGACAAGCGTGCAATTTCTGCACCACTCTTTTGAAGTTCATCTTTAAGTGCCTTGTAATCTACCTTAGTTGGCGCTTGATAATTATCAACCATGCGATTCTTGGCAGTTCTAGTATTGTCAACTAGATTTCTCATTCCTTCACCTGCGTGACGCAAGGAAGCCATAGCACCTACTGTAGCCCAGATGCGCAACTGCGAGTCAACTGCGTTGCGGATAGGATATCCAAGGCGCAGAAGAACTGCAGCCTTCCACAGGTCAGATGTTATTGCAATTGTGTCATGCAAACTACCGCCGACTGCACGTAATGTGCTGCCATTTCTTTTAATGATTGCATCAATTGAATCAAAATCTGCAATTGGTAAAAAGTTTGCTGTTTGAGATTCAAACAATGGTACCTTAATCATTTGATTAAGTTCATGGTCGTACATAAATCCTTCTTCTTTGGATTCACGTAGTTTACCAGCGCGCAATTGTGTGTGATAATTAAAAAGTTGTTCAGCCTGTTCTTCAGAAACGCCGTTTTTGGCAGCAACAATTCTGTAGCCAGTCTGCTCTAGGTCATTAATGACACGAGCACGCGCTTCTGGTGTTGTTGCGCGAGCGTATCGTTCGACGTATGATAGGGCATCTTGAGTCGTAAAGGTTCCAGTTTGCAAACGAGTGATAAAAGCTGCACCTTTTGTAGGCACTGGCCTAGATAACTGAATCAAACGGTCAGTAACTGCTGTTACCTCGCGGATTGAGTCACCTTCGTTAAGATTAATTACACCACTTGGACGTTCCTTTTGTCCCCAAGTTACCTTGTAGTACAATTTATGGAACGGTGTCGGCTGATACATTGTAATTTGTGCATCAGCTACAGCATTTGAGTGATATGGTAGGCTGCGTGCTGTTGCAAGGAAACGACCTGTACCCTGGAATAAACCACCTGCACCTTCTGCAAGTGCTGGAGTTTCTGAAACTCCCAGTAATGTGTCTACATAACGGTCATGCTTAGCCCATGCAGAAATAAAATCACGGTCAGCCTGAATCTCATCGGGTGTGCGTAGGGCAAACTGCAACATATCATCAGTTGTAGCATCGACTAACTTTGCTTCTTCGTTGAGTAAAACTTTGTAATCGCTCATTGACATCTCGCCATTTGCGATACGCAAAGGTGCAGCGATGTCTGGGCGCTTCAACTCATCAAGAATATCTATACCGCTCTTGTCGCCCATAACTGCAAGCATTGTGTTGACTGCTTCTTCTTTAGTCGCAGCAGTTCCCAATAAATAAGAAACAGTAGCTTCATTGTTGCTACCCTTAATCCAAGGGTGATTCTGCGCCCAAGCAATATCATTGTTAGCGAAATCTTCAGCAAGTCTATTGTACTTATCTGATAACTTGCTAGTTGTTGGAGCACCTGCACGAACCTCACGAAGTGCAAGGATTGCATCCTTAGCAGAATCTGCAGCACGCTTTGTTGCAACAAACTTTCCACCGATAATTGAAACGTCCCCAGCAAACTGAGTGATTGTGTCAACAGTACCTGATGTCAATCGACCCATAAGGCTATTACTAAAAGCTTCTTCGCGTTGCTTGTCATCGTAGATATCAAAGTCAGAGTCCATAAACTTTGGAGTTAAATCATCTGGTAAGAAATCTCCGACGGCCTGACCGAATTGTGCAGTTAATGCCTGACCAAAAGAAATTTCATTACGTGCTTCCCAGGCCTTTTTCCATTCTTCAGATATTGAACCTTTGCCACGGCTTGAACCAAACAATGTTATAGCAGAAAGTGGCTCGCGAATAAGGTTGCGGTTGGTTGCTTCAATAGCACCAAGAACGCCACCGATTGGGCGTAAAGCATTCTTACCTAGGTCAATAGTTGCTTGCTTTACTGTACTAAGAAAGCCGTTGTATTCTTTTCTGTCATTCCATGGAGCTGTTGCAATATCCCATGCAAATTTTGCTGGAGATGCAATTGCAAGACCGATGTCTAAACCCCAGTCCCTGGTTCCTTTTACAAGGTCACCAATACGGTTCCATACGTCCATTAAATGCCATTCATCAAGGTTGCTAGTGCGCGACGGGTTTCTGATGAAGTGTTAGGACGGGAAGCAATGTAACTTAAAACTGGATAATATGATGCAATGCTCTTATTGAACTCGGCATTGTTGTCAGCGTCACTTGGAAGCATAAGCGCTTCTGAACCTGGACCTGCGCCCATATTAATACCTGCTGTAATTGGTTCATCAGGATTCATTGTTGGTTCGGTTAATGTAGTAATAGGTGGCTGTGTTGGTGCTACATCCATTGGACGTGCAACGGTTGCAGCAACTTTAGCAAGAGGAGCAGCGGCGGCTTGGTCGTTAATCTGCTTGTTCATGCCATAAGCATAACCTTGTGCTACGCGTCCAGATTGACCCGCTCCGCCTGTACCAGAAACATTAGTAGGACTATACTGTGGGCCACCATTAGCACCACCACGATTTTCTACAGCCATGTTTCCTCCTACTTAGTAAATTGTTCAAAGATATGAAACGGCGGAGCCGTCTCGTTATTATTAACTGCTGCAATTCTCATTGCATCTAGCATTGTAGTTCCTGCATGTAGCGCTCCAACTGCAAAGTCACCACCAGAACCAATACCATAAAATCCTGTGTTATTCATTCCAACTGAAAAATCAGAATCTATTTCAAAGATAGTTCCATTGATTCCTAGTAGAAGACTTAGTTCAAACTTGTTATCATCATCGTCTGATGTTTTATTAAAGTCTACGCCTGCTTCAGTAAGTGCCGCTTTAAGCGATGGCACTACTTTGTTAATTGCAAACTCGTATAAGTTTGCTTTAGCCTTTACTGTAACTAGTGGAGGCGTCCACCCATGGAGTACCACTTGTAAACTACGATAGTTACCAGCACCAGAAATAATATAACTTCCACGTTCAACTGCCTTTGTCATGTCGGGGTGAGTGTAAACTTTACCAGCAGCGTTGATTCGACTGTCTGCTACGATTACACACTTGTCTTCGTGCTGAACACCAATAATCGTAGTCATTGTCCCCTCCTAGATTATATGCGTCGCGTTGAACGAACGCTTGCTGTTGGCTTTCCACTACCAGTAATACCTGATAGTAAGCTCATAATGTCTGGTGGTGCTGCCTCAATTTCAGGTGTAGCGCCTCCTGCTGGAACACCAGCGGGAACAGGGGACGGTTGCTCAACCGCTTGTTGGGCTCCAGCAGGAGGAACTGGTTGCGGCTGTGGCGTAAAGACTTCTTCAATGACGTCCTCTAGTGCCTGTCCCTTTTGGCGTGCCTTAATGACAGCCGCAATCTGTCGCACAACTTCAGAAGCGTCCTGGCCTTGCATAGCCATCTGTGGTATCGCTTGAGAGAGTGCATTAATGGAACCGAGAAGCGAAGCTCGCATACTCTCGATTTCAATCTTTTCTACTTCCTGGGTTACGTTAACTGTGAATGGAAGTTCACGCATTGCCATATCCTTGGAGATGAGTCCACCACCAAGTGCCTGTAACATAAAGATAAGTCCCTGTGCAGGATTAAGTCCTGCCAACATACCGTAACGGACATCGGCTGAGTAGTCACCCTTAATGTCCTTCTTAGGGTTGTATGTAATTTCATATGGTGAACCTGAGTCTACACCACGAATTGTCTTTTCGTCTGGGAAAATTAATTCATCAACTTGGAAACAAAGTTGGATTACATCGCGCAGTGCGGATGCAAAGATTGCTTGTGCTGACTTGACCTGTGTATCAAAGGCTCCCATAAGAGCCTGAACACCTTGTCCAGTAACAACTGATGCACTGATGTTTCCTGTACGTGATTCAGGGTAACGTGTACCAACACGCAATTCTTGACCAAGCAAGGTCTGCTCAGTAAACGCACCTGCTGGAATATTAAGTTCTACGCGGCGTACGCCTGCTGGGTTTGCTGTACGGATAACAGCATCGCCACCAAGTTGCAACTCCTGCACATCTTGTGGAAGTACGATAGGAGCCTGTACAGATTTCTCTGCAGCTTCCATTGCAAGCAACGCAAAGCGATTGCGAAGCAACTGGATACCAAGAACGTCATCAAACTGTCCACGTAGTTCATCATCAATAGATGGTTTACGTGCCACTACAACCATCATCTTACCCAATGGATTTGTAGCACGTGATAGTACTAAGTTATTTTTTGTAGGGATATAGATGATTGATTGGTCTTTGTCGTAGTAACGAATCATTTCAACTTGAGTATTTAAGTCTTGTTTGTAGCCGTAGCCACCTAACAAGGAGTATTCGTACTCAGGGTATAATGCAACTAACTCAGCCAAAGAGGTCATGTAACGTTTTGCAAAGGCAGTGCAGCGTCCGTAGCGGTCGAATTCTGGGTAAGCACCCACAGGGTTTTCTAGGCGGATGCGCGGCAACTTTGCTTCCTCATCCAATTCAATAAAGAATGGGAGGAAACCATAAGTGATATACCAGTCCGCACCTTGATACATGTGGACTGAAAGGTCAGAATGTGAAAAATAATTAGAGGCAATACGTGTGCGCTTATCAGCAAATGAACGTGCTCTATCTGAAACAGAGTTAGCAGCAGAACAGTTGACCGCAGGTAGTGGTGCCATAACTTCTGACAGGTCGCTTGCGACAACGTCAATAAAGTTTGCAACTACGTTAGCATCTACTCCGTCTGGGAAGAAGTCAGGATAGACAGATGCAATATTACCTTTACGGACCGAAAGAACGTCTAGGTTGCGACCGTCGCGTTCAGCGTTGCGGAAGCGAAGGTTCTCGACCCGCGCTGCAACTTGTTCCATTGATAATGCCATTATTTACCCTTAATTCTACTTTTGTATAACTGAGCCTCTGCTGCACGCTTGCGTGCCTCATCAGCATTCTTTGCAGCTGTAGTTCCTTTAGCTGGCATCTTTAATGCTGCTCTTGCTTTAGCAATGCCTTCTGCATTAATCTGTGACTGACTTTTTGTTGGAGCACTTACAATTGGAGATGCAGAACCTTCTCTATAAATTTTTTCTACAGTCTTAGCAGTTTTAATACCAGAGGCAGTTCTTGTTGCTACTTGTGCTGCACGAGCAAGTCTTGCTGCTGCAACTATTCCTGCAATTGGTAGTACCATTGTTATCCTAACGTAGATTCAAAAATTATTTAGTCATGTTCCTGTAAACTTTGTTTACATACTTAGCACCCTTTTTTGTGATGCCACCAATTGCACGAAGCCCAGGACCACCAACAGCAAGAAATGCGACATCGGCAGCAGACTTTGGCATTACATACTCATCAACAATTTTCATTGCCTTGAGTGTGTTGCCACCAATGGGTGTTTTATTTACTTTAACTTCGGTACGTTTTACCATTAGTTAAAATTAAAGACCCATACGCTTTAGGTCTGCCGCGCTGCGTGGAGCAAATGCGTGGTATGGAACGTTTGGTTGTGTTAAAGGCTTTGTTCCAGGCTTAATAACCTTAACAGAATTGCCAGTCTCTCTGTAAACAGGGTCAACATTCTTTGCACCCTTTCCTGAGATTCCGCCTACTCCGCGAACTACTGCTTTAATAATTTTAACTGGATTTGCCATTTTTTTTCCTTATCCGTAAGTGTCAGCCCACTGTTCAGCAAAGGCTTCATCAAGATTGAGTGACATGCGTTGTTGTTTTTGACTTCTGGTTGCCCAGCGATTGTTTTGGAACTGACCTACTTTACTGCTTTGTTGCATCAACTCACGTATACGAATGATAGCAAACCATAAAGCCATCACGCAGTCAGTTGGGTTCTTGGTATCTGGCTTCCAGGTAATGAGCTGTTGTACAAGAGATTTAAGTCCCTCTGAGCCTTCATTGCTTGGTAGTTCGATTAAACCATTGTCTTGGTAGCGACCATCATGGATAGTACCAAAAAGGCTAGCCATAGATGCCACACCAAAAGATGTGTCCCATTTGTTTTTACCAGTAAAGTGTGAGTTTAGTTGACAGCCATAACTTGCTAGGTAGTTACGCAAGTCAGTGTCCATAGCATAGTACTTCTGGTGTGCGTTAATTTCTACACGAAATTCTTGAGGGCTATACCTCTCAACCCATTCACGAATTAAAGCGTTCTCCTTTTGAGGAGTAGGGTCTGCCATGTTGACGCAGTCAAGTACATAGATTGTGCTGTCATCTCGGTTAAGAGTTACGGCTACAAATGCTGAACGACCAGATACGGCAGGGTCAAAACCAATTACCGTGTAGGTGGCGTTTCCGCTGCGCGGGTGCCCTGGAGCACCTGGTTTAAGCGGTCCACGCTTTCGCATACCGTTAACACATCCTGCAATTGCTGCTGGCGCGAATATAGAATCGGACTGGACGTCTTCTTGTTGGTAGACCATAGCCCAGACAGATGGCGCAACTTCAGAGCGGCGCGTAAATAAAGAGGGTCCATCCCATTTCGGATAAAGTCCATTGTCATCAGGCTCATCAATCTCGTTCTCCTGCATTGTGGTCTTAGGCCACAGCGTCTTCCAGTTATCAGGCTTCTCGTCAAACTGAAGTACGGCAGGCATCGCAAAGTAAGTAAAGGGTGACTTGCCACCAGACCACTGTTGAGGGTCACGTAGCATTTTGTATAGGTCAATTGGTGCAACTCGAGTGCCAACGATAATTAATTTACCATGTCGCCCAAGGCGGGTAATAACTTCCTTTTGAATCCACTCGAGCTGCTTTTCCCACTCGTGGGCGTTTGAGCCCATCACAGCATCGTCGATAATAATCAGGTCAGCGCGAGCACCGTAAATCTGTGAGCCCATACCTAGGGCCTGGACCGTTGGGTCTTTTTCGCCAGAGTCGCGTCCTGTACCCAGATAAATCATGTCAGCAGACCATTGTGTTGAGTCTGCCTTATACCCTCCATTTGGGCCGAAGGCTACTTGGAGTTTGGTGTAGGCTGGGTGGGAAAGTCTTGTTTTGATTGCGCCAAGGAATTTGCGAGCCATACCCTGAGTCTTAGAAACAATAATGACTCGCGCATTGGGGTTGGTAACAATCTTATAAACGACGTAGTTAGTCGTAATGACCGTACTTTTAGCATGCTCAGGCGGTACGTTAATGAGAACACGGTTAGCCGCTCCTGGCTCGTAGGTCATGGCTGGGTCTAACCAGCGAGGCTCACGGCCCTCAATTAGGTCTACCCAGTCAAGGTGATGGTCAAAGAGCTTAGTGTCTAGAAACTGCTCAGAGAAGTCTGGAAAGGAAATATCTCCCAGCTCCTTTAGGTCAGTCTTGATGCCTTTACCCTCGAGGCGAGCAGCCTCGGCACGTGCTTTGAACTCAGGGTCAGTTGCTGACCATTGGCGGAATGCCACATCTGAGCGGCCCACGGAGGCCATAGCCTGGGTAATCGTGCTACCCTGACTCAGTTGCTGCAAGGCCTTCTCTTGCGCCTCGCGCTTAGGGATATTCTGAATCCCAGGTTTTCTACCCATCAGTTGTCCCCATCATTTACAGTCATTTAACGCTGGCCGATTAACGGCAGAACTTCCCCATATATATAATATATTATATAATATATAAGAGTCGCGGAGTCTTAAACGGAGCGACTCCGTATATGTATTTCTATACATATAAGATAACCTGTTCAAATCGTAAAACCGAACAACTGAAACCAATATATTTTTAAAAGCCCTGGTCAGGGCTATATATAGGGGGGCTATAGTATTATATAACAGAAATTTTTTATGGGATACTATATCCGACCCGTGCACTCGAATTAAACAATCGGGGGTCATAATGTCTAAGTCTCTAGTATAGGGTTAGGGTATCTATGAATTGTCGATAAATCTCTTTAGCGTGTTATCTATTTAGGTATTTATCTATTTACCGACTATCTACCCGACACAGTAATTTCTCAGGGGGCACACAATAATTTCTCAGGAAACTCTCAGGTAGTTATCCTCTCAGGAAACTCTCAGGAAACTCTCAGACTTCTAGGGGTCTTGGGTTATACCTTTCTATTTAGCGTCTATGCGTGTATGCGATTATGGGGTGTGACCTAAATCACAAAGGTTGAGCGTGTGTCGGGCTTGACTTTGGCATGGTGAGCGTGTAGTCTTTGTCTTGTAATCGGATAGGGGAATAACCCCAAAGGGTCACAAAGTACGACACGCCCGACAAGTCGTGAGACTTGACAAAGGCTAGGGGATAGTGTAAAGTTATCTCCAACAAGTGAAAGACCTAACGAGAGTTAGAGCGTCATCACTTGACAAGTCAATAGAGACATGATAGGCTTGACTCGTTACCTAGTAGCAGACCCTCGGGGTTGGGTAACACGACTCTATTGTGTCCGACTTGACAAGTCGCGTAGCGTAGGCTATACTAGGCTCACAACCTAGCGCGACACTAGACCTAGCATGTTGCTAGGCTAAGCATGAGAGAGGATAGACACTTGACCTACAACCCTTACGGGGGTTTAGGTAGTATCGTAGTCACGCCACGCAAGGTTCATGCGTCTGATAGACGCTTGGGCACTATCGGGGCACGACTTACGGACACGCAACATGGTAAAGCCGTACGCATTAAGCGCACACGCACACGCCATGCCGTCACGACCAACCGCCCTAAGGTTGAGCGCGTACTACCTACCCTTGATGAAGCCACACAAGAACGCCTAGCGCGTGAACTTGCACTAGCCGAACGCGAGCAGACCTTTCGCGCCACGCTACCTAGCGTCCACATAGACGCGAACGACTAGAATTACGCCACGCCTAGCGATAGGCTACATAGGTTCACGACCTAGCGTGGCACGACTTGACAAAGCGTCAAGCCCATGATAAGATAGGGGTATCAAGTGGCTAGTGAAAGCGACCCACGCAAGGATAGGTTTTGGACTTGTCCTAAGTGTGGCAAACTTAATCTAGGCTCATGGTGTCCTTGTGAGAGAGGTTAGACATGACACTATCTACAAGTGACATGTTCGCCCTAATGATAGCCTTGCTATCGGTGAACATGGTACTATTGATAGCCTTTCGTAGAGTCTATGTGTTAGAACGTAGACTACGCCGTTACGAGGGGTACTATGACGCACGATAACCTATTGTTAGACCTTACACAACGTGAGGTCGAGGTTATCCGACTTGCACTACGATTGCAAGAGGATACCCATAAGCGCAACGATTTCCCTAGCCTAGTGCTAGAGGTACAAGGCTTGCGCTCAAAGATTGCGGACGCAATTATAGACAACGCGAGAGAATTGACAAAGGCTTAACGCCATGCTATACTACGACTATACAGCGAGAGGGGGTGAGATACATGGAGGATAACGAGACTTTAGCATGCCACACATGCTCTAACAAGATAGAGTCGGGTGATGAGTTAGTCCTCAACGACTACACTTACTGCACCGATTGCGTGTTCAGTTGCCATGAGTGCAACGACATACGCGACACTGAGGACAACATCATTGTCAATGGTGAGTATTGGTGTACAAGTTGCGCTAGTCACTGTGACCGCTGTGAGGACGGCATGCCTAGTGAGAATAGCCACACAGTAGATAACGAGGATTGGTGCGACTATTGCTACGAGAATTACAGTTACTACTGTGAGAATTGTTGCGAGTCGTCATCAGAGAGTACAACCTACGTTGGGGATAACCCATACTGTGAGAGTTGCTTCTCTGATAACTGCTACTACTGTGATGACTGTGATGAGTCATACCACAATGATTACCCTTGCGATTGTCGTGAGAGCGATAGTGTAGAGGGTAAGTGTTGCCGTGGCTACCGCGCAAGCGGTACTATCCACGACTACTCATGCAAGCCAGCACCTATCTTTAAGGGTGTCAGTAAGCGCAAGATGTATCTCGGCTTTGAGCTAGAGACAGAGATGCCACGCGTAGATGAGGGTGCGTACTTTGCTTCTAGTGCCTTGCAAGGTACTGCCTACCTCAAACATGACGGAAGTATTACTAGTGGGTTCGAGATAGTTACTCACCCACATACGCACCAAGAATACCGCGACAATAGTGCAACGCTATGGAATACCATAGAGACACTACGCAAGGACTATGACGCTAGGTCGTGGGATACAGACACATGTGGTCTGCACATACACCTAAGTCGTGACGGATTTAGTAGTGGCGCACACTTGCATAGGTTCATAGCCTTTGTGTACCACAACGCACCACACATGATGAAGTTTGCGGGTCGTAAGTCACGCTTCGCAAGGTTCAATGATGTGTACACCTTTGACGAGTATGACCGCCCCGTATTCTCTATCAAGCACAAGGTCGGCAACCCCGACCGACACAGCACAGAGAGATACTCAGCCGTCAATACGCAGAACAAGAACACCATAGAATTGCGCTTCTTCAGGGGCACAATGAAAACAAGTGGCGTGTTAAGTGCCCTAGACTTAGCACAAGCCATGGTAGAATACACTAGGGAACTACGACTAGATGACGTCAAACTTGGCGCACTATCTTGGGAGTGGTTTGCTGACTATGTAGTGTCCAACAATGGACTCTACCCCGACCTATACTCTAGGTTGGACAAGATACAATCAGTAGACATCAACAACAAGATAACTGCTAACGCTTAGGGAGATGATACTATGTGCTTACTTGTAGTGTGCGAGCCAAACTCCACACCAAACAAAGCAGACTTACACGCTGGTGCGTGTAGTAATCCACACGGATTTGGCTTTGCTATTCATGCTGGTGATAGGATTATCTCAGAGCGTAGCATGTCTGCTAAAAAATCTATTGCACGCTTCTTGGAATTACGCAAGCAATTCCCTGACGGCTACGCCATGTGGCATGCACGATACGCCACACATGGTGTTAAGAACGAACAGAATTGCCACCCCTTCAAGGTTGGTGATGATGAGCGTACTTACTTAGCACACAATGGTGTGCTTGACATAAGTATCGGCAAGTCCGACAAGCGTAGTGATACGCGTGTCTTCGCTGAGGATACACTACCTAGAATTGGTGGCGTGTCCGCACTTGATGACGATAACGTATGGATTATGGCTGAGACTTGGGCTAAGGGTAGCAAGATTGCTATCATTACATGTGACCCAGCAGCACAACACCCTATGTATCTACTCAACGAGTCGGCTGGTTCATGGGACAATGAAGGTATCTGGTGGAGTAACCAAAGTCATAAGCGTACTACCTACCTAGAGCCTGTCAAAGCCATAGATTATACCGACAAACTGTGGGACTACACAGTAGATGTAGACTTAGAAGTCTGCCCCTACTGTGAGTCTGCCACGGATTTGACAGACAACCCGTACTACTGTAACATGTGCAAGTCATGCTTTGATTGTTCAATCATGATAGATGACTGCCTATGTTACACACCGAACAAAGATTGGCAAAGCAAACGAAGCCTTGCCGATTTCCTATACTAACTAGAGAGGTAACAAATGTCTAACGACACAATCCTAAATCTTGCTGAGGAATTACGCATTATCGCAGACGAGATTTCATACAACGCAGTTGATACATCAAGTGACTACCCAAAGCGTGGCACTATCGTGAAAGCACTACCTTCACAGACACGCTTCAAGCCTAAGTCTATGTGGGTATCACTAGGCAACGGCACATACAAGCACCTTACTGGTAGCAAGGGTCTCATCACTACACATGAGAGACTATCAGGCTACACAGAAGTGGTGTTCGAAGCGTAATAACTTCGCCACCTGTCCTGAGCACGACATAAAACTGCTCACTTAACTTTATAGATTGGAGATACTATGACAGAGTTTCTACATGAGGTTGTTGCTCAACGTGAGCGTCAATCATCACCAGTATTCCCTGCACAGTACGCTCCACTCTATCGTGGCGTATACATACCAGCATGTTATAGTAACCTTATCTATAATCTGCCTGAAGTTATACGAAATGTTCAAGATTGGTGGGATACCCCGTCATGGCGACTAGTGCGTGCTATCTTTAGCACTATTGGTTGCGAACATAGGTGGGTATTTGACATTAGTCTAAGTAATACAGTACAATACAAGTATTACTGCATGGATTGTAGGTCAGAACACACACAACAACTAAGAGAGGATAGACAATGAGCACAGTAACAGTACAAGGATTTGAATACAGTAGCGAACAGCCACCTGTTGGATTTGTAACGCTAACCACAGTAGATAGCGACCGCATACTATACGGAGTGTTCGCTAGTATCCAAGAAGCAACAACGTTCGGTAGCAAGCTGGTCAATGCTACTGTCATACCTATCTACCGACCAGTACTACACTAAGGGGAGAACATGAGTTACGAGCCACCACTTGACGACGACATAGCATTAGGGCATGATGATGAAGAAGAACTCGACGAAGAATTCGACGAGATGACAGAGATAGCACTAGAGAGATAGGAGATAGAGTATGCAAGGTCTATGCACAGGTCATGAGAACCCTGACCTATGGTTCAGCGAGTCTATCGACAGCGACGCTGAGAACAATCGCGTCAATGAAAATAGTCCAGAGTACAAGCAACGTATCGCTAACGTAAAGACCGCGCTATCTATCTGTAACGCATGCCCAGCCAAGGCTGAATGCTTTACTGAGGGTATGAAACGAGAGAACTTAGACAATGGTATTTGGGGAGGCACTCTACCTGGTGAGCGTGTCCTACTTGCATCTGTCCCATTAACATGGAACAATCGCAGGTCTATGATTAACTTCGCACACAGAGTAAGGGCAACTACCAAATGAAATCACTAACATTCTTACTGCTCGTAGTAGTAGCTCTGCTATTAACCGACAACTCAAAGACAGCCACGGACACAACAGACAAAGGCGTGCAAGTCATTTGGAGTAAGGCAGATAGCAAGGCATACGCTAGAGATAAACTCAACGAGTGGAAAGATAATCAGGTGTCATGTCTCAACAGATTGTGGGGTAAGGAATCCGCTTGGAATCCTGATGCCTTTAATCCTATCCGTGTAATGGGGAAGCATGCGGGTGGGATTCCACAACTGTTGGGGCTTGACCCTGACACACCAGCACCACGACAGATAGAGCGTGGGCTTGATTACATTTTCTACAGATACGGCACACCATGCGATGCATGGACTCATTGGAAAAGGAATGGTAACTACTAATGGAGGAAGAAACAATTAACTGCACTCGGTGTGAAGAACCAACACCCGAGAGTGAGTTATTGGAACTGCTTTCATGGTGGGTATGTGGTATTTGCTATGATGATTTATAGAGAGGATAGATTATGGCTAAGCATGTAACGGAAATGAAGCCTGATTATACACAGGCTATGGACATACGCGGTGAGCCTACACTAGTGTGCCCATGTGGTTGTGAGATTTGGAATCTCAAGACTATCTTTGATGATGACGGAGAGATTGGTATGTACTTCCTTGACATGGAATGCGCTGAGTGTGGTACACTAGCAACAGCACCAACACCAGAAGGAACGGAGATAGAAGATGACTGAGTTTCTACATCATATAGTTAAGAAGCGCGAGCGCGATGAAGAGTATCGAACATTAATGATAGAGCCACCAACTCTAAGAATACCTAGTGCTCTGCTAGATGCAATCAATCGTGACATGGAAAGACAGTACAGGTACAGAGACCCATGGGCTGGAGAGGAAGAAGCAAATGGCTAGCTATGAATACAAGTGTGAGGTTGACTCAAGCACTATCACAATCAGTAGGGGTATGACCGAACAGGAAATCATACCTTACTGCGACAGTTGTAATGAGCCAATGGTAAGGGTGTACAGTGCACCACCTGTCAAGTTTAATGGCAGTGGATTCTATTCAACAGGAGGATAGCAAATGGTATGTGAAGTATGCGAAGCTGGTGGTTGTTCAGCCTGTGACTTACAGTCTGATGAGCTACAGTTTGCTAGCATGAAAGAGATTGAAGAGTTCTACAATGTAAATGGGGAAGCGTTACATGTTGACCCAGCAGAGTTGGACTTGGAAGGTATGATACAAGAGATGATAGACTCAGAGGTTGACTTCGACAGGGAGTTTGACCCTGATGCAGAGTAGAAAGCGCAGTACTAGTACATTCCGTGCCTTCGCAATCATAGTGGTAACATTCTTTACTGTTCTGACTCTTGCGGTGTACCTAATTCTTGGTATGATGAGTCTTCTGATGGCTCTGTTTCCGTGGGCTCCATGATGTCGTTATCATAGAATGGTTTGAAGCCACCAAGTTTATTGACCAGTCGCTTGACAGCTCTGTTACCTCTCATGCGTGCTGCGTCATCACTACCTAGTGATAAGTAATTGCTTATCTCTTTGTAGTCCATAGACTCTGCATATCGGAAGAAGAGTATCTTTCTATCCTCCTTACTCAACTTCCAGTATGCGGAGTCTATCTCCATCATCATGACAGATAAGTTTCCACCCTCAGAAGGGGCGCTTGGTCGCCCTGGTCTACCCAAGTTTAACTTATGAGTAACACCATACTCACTACGCAACACAGCAGGGAGCAGTGCTTCTACAACATCTGCCTCATAGTAATAGATATCCGACACGTCATATCCGACACTCTTAGCCTTCCATCTCTGACAATAATCTAATGCATGGTTGCGAAGGCTACGATAGATAAGGTTCTTTGCATCCTTGTTACCTATCTTCTCCCACTCAGCCACCTTGTTAGGGTGCTTAGCAAACCACTCATATAAACTCTGCTTGATATCTTCGAGTTCAACCATGTCAAACTTACGATGATATTCAGAGGCTACTGCCGTAATTACATATTCCCAAGGCTCAATTTGTTGCCAGTTCATCTGCCTTTGCTCTCTTGTATAGTCGTGTCGCTGACATTAAATCATCTACTGTAATTAAGAATCCCTTAGACAAATTAGGTGGGATGTTACACGTAATCTCTCTACCAAATTCTTTAACTGCATAACGCAACGCATCTGTTGGGACAATGAGTGTGCTCTCTTCAAGCACGAACGCCCAGTATGCTGCTTCTGTCACACCTAACCCTGATGGTGCCCAGTCCTCAATCTTCTTGAAGAAGCACTCAGTCTCAATGTATAGGTTGTTAGTCTTAGCCCACTTGCGGTCACGCTTTACTTCGACAGTACGTCCACCAGTAAGCAACTCATCTACTAACTGCTCGCCCTTGCGTCCGTATCCAAAGTCTAAATCGAATGAAGATTTGTTAGTCATTGTCCCATTGCTTTCGTAAAACCAGCAACCCAATGATTGCATAGTTAGCCATGTCCTTGAAGGAATCTTCTAAGGATTCGTGCTCAGGGTTTGCACCACTGTCAATCAGGTTATTGATTCGTGCTAACTTATCATGCATACGTACACGCAGACCATTGATTGCACCACCTGGTGCTTGGGAAATATTCTTAGGACCATAGTCCTTATGCTTGCTCAGCAACAACTCAGACAACTCATTGATTGTGTTGCTAAGGTGCACCTCTAGGTGGACTTCGCGTGCAATAGCGGTATTGTTAAAGTTATTTTTAGCTGAGTGTTTTCCTTGTGATACGACTGTATCTTCAATCCCAGTCCTGATACGTATTGGATAATCTGCCATATCTCTTCACTCTCCATCTTCGAGTAGCTGTTTAAGTTCATCATCAATTCCTACCATGCTAGAGCCAACAATCATATCTTCAATAACTTCAAGTACTGTACCTGGGTCTGTCTCTGCGGAGAACAGGGTCATGTACGTGTCCTGTGTTATCGTTCGTATCTGTTCAGGTTGCTCTGCGTAGCGGTACATACAACGTAACAACGAACCAATCATAAGGCGATAGCCGTTAGGCAATACCAATGCTGGGTCGAACTCTTCATCATCTTCAAGTAGATGGTCTGTTGCTTCGAACACATTATCAAAGTGCTGTCCACATTCTGGACAAGGATTAATCTTATTCTTCATTTGTTAATCCCATCTTCTCTTTAATAAATGATGCTCCGTATTTGGTATATGCCGAATTAACATCTTCTCCGTCGCCGAATCCAACAATGGTGACTGGCAACTCTCGAGCCAAACTGTTTGCGAACTCCCTGCCTGGCCCATCACCATCTGCGAATACAAAGATTCGTTCGAAGTCAGCAAGCAATCGTGTGTAGTGTTTCTTCCAACTGTTTGCACCTGGTACTCCAACACAAGGTATGCCAACACAACGAGACATAGTAAGTGTATCGAGTTCACCTTCGCATACTCCAATCCAATCACCTGCTCGTTCAATGTCTAACACATTGTACATCTTAGTATCAGCTCCTACCATACCCATGTACTTAGGTTCAACGGCAGGGTTGAGTGAGCGAAAGCGTATGTCTACAATGCCTGACTTAGTTACATAAGGTATACTAAGCCTGCCAGTATATTGTTCGTGTCCTGGTTCAGGCTCCGCGACTACGCCTAATCGTGCCAACCGCGCTACCTCCAGAGTTATACCTCTGCTTCGAAGGTAGACCTCTGCCTGATAGATGCTTTCCTGGTACTTTTTGGACGCTATGCCCAAGAGTTCCTTCTGCGAATTTTGCTGCCCCACGTATGTCACATCCTTCTTGTTGTGCTATGATTTGTAAACTGTTTCCTTGTACACCGCAGGCAAAGCATACGAATAAGTTCTCGTCTAAGTTTGCCGTTCCACTTTGATGTGAGTCACCATGAAACGGACACTTAAGATTGACTTGCCCATGGTCGCGACGCATACTAGCACCATAGTGTTCTAGTACAGCCTTGATGCTGGGTAAATCATTCACCGAATACATCTCCTAATCGTAATACTAAATATGAATCTGCTATTGACTTTCCTCTAGCCTTGATAAGTAACGCTGGGAGGACGGTGTCACGGTCGATACCCCTTGCTTCCGCATAATGCGTTGCTTCAATCTGTGCTTCTTTCGTCCACCCACTAAGGTCAATGGCGTTGCCTGCACCTGGTGCTTTACATTCGATGATGCCAATGCTTCCAAGGAAGTCTTTGCGGACAACAACGTCGCCCTCATCTCTTGCACCTGTTCGAGCAAGTCGTTCACTATCGTATCCATTTGCTCGAAACCAATCTCTGATGTCGGTTTCAAAGGTTGCACCTCTAGCCTTGTGGCTTTTCCGTGTCGTCATCTACTTCGTATTCCTTTGGTAGTTCGAACTTCTCAATGACTGAACGTAATCTATCTTCGTACTCTTTAGTTAATGCAGCTACTGCATCTTGCCAACCTTCGACATATGCTTCTTGCTTCATAATCTTAAGCGTCTTTTCCATTAGCATTATTCTCCTTAAACATTCTCTGGTATATCATCAATGAACATGTACTCAGGATTGAAAGCAACCCATGTCATGAGTCCTCCTCCTGCGTCAGCTCTACCGTATCTATTCTTAACAGGTGCAACACCCATAGAAGTACCAACAACGCCGAGGGTGCATATAAGAGCAGGAAGTTGAGCAACCTTACCCTGAATAGCGGAGCGCGGTTGACACGGGCTACCTTGGACAGCCTCCGAAGTGTGATGTAGTACAACCACTGCAGCATTAGTAGCCCTCGCAAGATACTTCAACTCCTTCATGATTGCACGCATAGATGCAAACTCTTCGCCACCATCGGTGGCTACATCCATTAAGTTATCTACAACAATCAATGTTGGTGGGCAACCCCATAGTTCTTCGAAGGCTTGCACTTCTTCATCAATATCTTGTAGTGTTGGTGCTGATTCAAACGACCATACAATGTGGCTACCCTTTGCAAGTGTTGCCTTTGTCCAACCATGGTCTGTATTCATCAATGCTTCAACGTCAGTCTGTGACTTACCTGAAATCATTGAGGCTAATCGCATAGCCATCGTGTGTGCATTGGTATCTGCTGAGATGTAAAGTGTTGGAACTTTCATCTTCAGTGCTAAAGCCAGTGCTAGTGTTGACTTTCCGACTCCAGGTGCGGCTGCGAACATCGAAACCTCAGAGCGCCTAATGATAATCTTGTTACTTTCGAATGCCTTAAAGCAACTAGGGAGCGGTTCTCCACCAATACTGGAACGACCAACTGAGCGGACAAGTGTACGCATCCTGATTCATTCCCTTCTGTGTAGAAAGAACGCAGCCACTTCTGTGGTGTGCGTCGGTAGCTGCGTTCTCTCATCAACGTTTTAGTTTACTGGCTTGCACTGGTCGGGTGTCCCCTGTGGGGTTGGGCATGCCCAGAAAGCGTAAGGCTTTCCACTGGCTTTGCTCACTCCCTGTCGGAAGATTCTCGCTCCGTGTATGCACGTCGGACTTGCTGTTCCTGATGGAGTTACCGCGCTTGGTGGAGGTGTAAGTGACGGACCCTGCCCCTGGCTGGGAGCGGAGGACGTGAATTGCGTAGTGCTTGGAGTTGAAGGCGTGGTCCCCAAAGGGGCTGCATTGTAAGCACCTACAACCAATCGTTGTACCGCTGCTACTTGTGTTGAGTAGTCACCAACACCTTCAAGCAACACACTTAGTTCGTCAGCAGTGTTAGCGCGGACGTTAATCATGTCACCAGCAGGTGTCTTGTAACTAACTTGTAGTTTCCATTCTTCCATTTGTTATCCTATCTTCGTTGAGAACTGACAGTGTGCTGTCAATCCACATTTATATTGGCAGTTGTTTGTGTTCGGTAAAAATATTCCAGCCTTACGAGCCTTGTCAAATCCTGCTACAAGGTACTCAAGTTTATCCTCTGTGTACTGCTCGAGGCTAACAAGAGGTGACACACCGTGCTGACGTGCCATCCAATAGGTCCCCCACTTAACATCGATACCAAAGGTCTTTAATATACCGACCTTGTAGAATCCAAGTTGCAGTGTATTGGTTGGTGTTTGCTGAGAGGTTTTCAAGTCGACGATAACCAGTTCGCCATTGACTTCAAACACCCTGTCAAGAATCATCTTGACTGGCACGCCAGCAAATTCAGGTAGCATCGCTAACTCAATGGCTGGTACGCCCTGTGGTGTTTTCCACAGCTTCCAGTTAGGGTTAGCCTTACGCCAATCAATGTACGCCTGTACCCATTGAGGTCCAGTCGCTTGCCAAAAGTTAACATCTTCCTTCTGTGGGTTAGCCTTGGTTGCTCGACCACCAACACGTGCATTGGTCAGGTCCTTGTCACCAAGTTCTTGTGCCCAGGCCTTAGCCCATAATTCATTCTGCATTTTCTAAGTCCCACATTTCTGTCGCTGTATGGAAGGCAGAGCCACCTACTGACCAGACTGATGGTTCCTCAGGAACCTGCATGAGTCGACCAAGGTAGTACTGGTAACCGCAATCGACATAGGTACTGAACGCTGAGTAACTCACGTGTTCAGGTAATTCGTAATCTCCAAGTTGTATCATGAGATAACTATAACACACTCGGACATCGGTGCCACTAGGCATATCCGAGTCGCTTACTTACATGGTCAGATTCTATGTGTATAATTAAATATAATATATAATAATATAAACCCCCGAAGGGGGTTATTATATATATAATATATATACTATAGGAGATACTATGTTAGAAGTTTTCTTTGGAGTATTACTAGCCATCGCTGTACGCGATGTCTACTTAGAACTGATTGAAAGATACAGACAGTACCGATTCAAGAAAGATATGAAGGCATTCCAAGACCTAGTTGAGGACTTCGAAGCCGACGATGATGACATCAAGTAACATTTAGAAACGACAAAAGACCCCCCAACCTAGGGTGATTACCTTAGGAAGGGGGGTTTCTTGTTGCTATGGACCTGCTAGGGCCCTTAAATGGTTACTCTGAGCCTTTGCCGTAGGCAGTCTCTTTAGAGTCTAGAGCCTTTAGGATAGGTGCAGCAAGTGATGCGAGGAATGCTGAACCTAATGCCTTAGGGTCTGTGATTCCTGCGATGTACATTGCTAGCACAGATGCGAAAGCTGCACGTAGGTATGTGCCTGCGATAGCAACTAGTTTCTCTGTATTCATAAGTCCTCCTTAGGACGTAGGATTTGACGCATGGACTTTGCAACAAGTGCAAACTTCAGTCTTATACGTTTTCTTGCTTGGCGATGGTGTGAGTACCGCCTTCACCTGATTGATTACCTTAGGCTGATTAAGCCACCAGAACCAAGGTGAAGTATCATTGCCCGCCCCGTCATTGATTGAAATATGTAGGTGCTTGTTGTGCTTGTTGCTACCTGTGTATTCACGGTCGCCTTCAGCTGCACGTTCCTTTGACCAAATCTTTCCCTTGAAAATCAGGTACTTGACTCGCTTGTCTTCCTTTAACTTCTGGAAGATATCGACGCAGTCGATGCCGTGCTTAGGGTCATGGGTTAAATCTACAGCAAGACCTGTGTTATGGTCGCTGGTTGGATTCTGTGCCTGATGTGCTTTCGACGGCAGAAGTCCATCGGATACTTTCAAACGAGAGGGCGCTATCGCTGTGGCTTGTCGAAGGACAGCAGTAGCGGCAGGTGTGGCTTTCTTGACAACAATTTTCATTCATTCTTCCCTCGCTGTAACATCATTTGGTATAGAATTTCTACTTTTTCTTCCAGTCTAATGACGGAATCTTTAACACTTGAACCACCATTGGGCTTAAGTTCGTTGAGGTAGTGCTTGACTAGCCACTTAACGGCTCCAAGGAATCCACCTATAATTGTAAGTACTGCAACGGCTACCGTTGCGTAGTCTTGTGGTTGCATTAGACTGTCCTAATCGTGATATCAATGACACCACCATAGCCTGTGAAGCCACGGTCTGGAGGTGTGAGGCGGGTGAAAGAGATTTGTTCAATGACAGCCTGACGTGACTCACCTGTGGTTAAGTCTTGCCAAGTTACAACGTCACCATTTTCTTCAATGGATTCTAGCTGGGCAATTCTATCGAAGGCTCTGCCTTCATACCCAACCTGTACGTTGTATCGGTCTGTCTCCACGTCATAGCAATAGACGGGGAATCTCATTACACGTTGGCGAGGCGTAGCGATAGTCGACTTAGCCTGATAGCCTTCCATGATTGGTCCCTTAGTGTTGTCAACACCATCACGGAATAAGAGGAACTTATAAGCCAGATATTCCTGTGCTTCTTGTGGATTAGATGTAGTTACTTCTACTGGCGGGACTGACGCATCGTAAGATACGACATCGTACTCAGTGCCATCTGCTGTAACTGTTTCCAGTGTCATTGAGCCATAGGTATAGTCACCGCGTGCAATAAGACGCTTGAAGTTCTTTGGCTCTAGCGTGTTGTAGCGAATGTAGCCAGTCTGTATGTATCCAGTTGGTAGCAGTTCTGTGTCATCTTGAATGTATGTAGAGCCAGGAGTATTGGCTACTGCTGTCGCTGATGATACTGCAGTCGATGCCACGGTTGAAGTCACCGCGCTAGTGTATGTAAAGGTTGTTGTTGTTGCACTCGTCACAGTCCAAGGACCAGTAGAAGAGTTAAAGTTAGAATCAACTCCCTCTACCCATACAGCATCTCCAGTAGTCAACCCATGGGCTGTAGCGGTTGTTAGTGTTGCAACACCTGATGTCATAACCTTATTGGTAATTGTGCCACCAACAGTTAAACCAGTGGATGCAAATACTAATTGGTCAGTGCCGTTAGCAAATGCGCAAGCAGTAGTGACACGGCCTGTAACTCCACCATAATAGATATCGTTTGCATAAGCAAAGCGCAATGCTTCCAACTGTAGACTTAGGTCAATACGGATAACTCCAGGTTCGCCATCTACGCCAGTTGCACACCATACATAATGGTCACGGCTAGCAAAATCATAGCAAGGCTGGCTTGTCTCTACGATAAGAGGTCCATAAGTAAGTGAACCGTCTTGGTCTGAAACTACTGCAACGCGGATTCCCTTGTTAGTTCCAATAATCATATAACCTAAGTAGTAGTGAATCTTATGTACGATTTCACCTACTGGGAACTCTGCTGCAGTAATTGCAGATGTCAATGTTGGCATAACGCCAGCAGTTGATAGGGTAAACTTGATGATGCTAGACTGGATTCCATTGTAGCCAGATACGTAAATGGCAGGACCAGAAGCAGCAACAGATGTGTACACATGGGTTGTTGATGGGTGTGTGTATACAGGGCTTGGCATCGCTACTGCAGATGCAGCAAACTCATACACCTTGTTATCGGCGCACATAACAATACGCTCTTTTACATACTCCATAGCAGCGTTGTTGATTGTGCCAATCTCATCAAACATCAGTGTAACATCTGCTGTAGATGCAGAAGTGCCAGTCAGTGGCTTCTTGTATACAGTCTTTTTGGTTGATGTGTTAGTAATCCAGTAGGCAAATGTTCCATCGTCGCAGATAGCATATACCGCTGAATCTGTGCCAGCATTGTAGTTAATGAAGTGTGTCTCATTGCCATCGGTATCAATCTTATCAACATCATATTCATCTGCCAATAAAACGCCTGGAGTATCATTCCATCTAATCGAACGTAGGTATTGATTTGGGCGACCATTAGATTTGATTGCTCCAGTTGTAATGTGTCCTACATTAACATTATTAAGTAGCGTTACTTTACCCTGTGTCCATACATCTACACCCTTGCTATCGGCAAAGCGATAGTGGTCAGGTGAGTTAGATGCAGTCTGGGCTGGGTCGTAAAAGGTTATACCGTCTCCACCGTGGAAAGACTGCTGACTACGAATCCACCAACCAGTAAGTGATTGCTCGCCTGGTTCAGTCTGATTGTCGAACTGTTCCTTACGGAACGGTGCAGTCTGTCGGATATAAGGACGTGCATCGCTGATAGCATAAATAAACGGCATACCGCCAATAGCAGTATCGTATGCTACATCAGTGTTCTGCCAGATGGATGTAGTAGAAACTACACCAACATCAACAGCAATTGCCCGCGTTGCACGACCTTCGGTAATATCACGACCAGCCACGTAGACTCCTTAGTTTGGTTGTTCTTTCATTTTCTTTTGAATACTATCCATTGTCCAGTACATACCATAGTAATCATAGTCAAGCGCAAAGCGCTTCATATGCTTTACTAGAGCACCAGTGTGTGCATGTAGTGGGATACCAGCAGCCTTCATCTTGCGGAAGAAGATGATATCTTCACCGATAAACTGGTCATCGGTTCCGCCTGCAGTCTCCATAAATAGGGACTGGTTAGGATGCTTGTCTCGCATAGTGGACACGATAGACCTGTGCATAAGCACTAGCCCAAATCCTGCTGAGTCACACTTGATAACTTCGTTCTGTGGTAGTGGGTGTACATACTGAATCTCATACTCAGATACATCATTAAAGAGTACTGGATATGGCTTCATCAATGTGCCTTCATTCTCCTTAGAGATGAAGTACACGCCACTTACTACAGGACGGTGATGCTTGTCAGCAGTTGCCCATAATTTCTGCATTACTTCTGGTGTTAGAACAATGTCTGAATCTACCCATAGTAGCCAGTCAGTCTTCATATTGTCAGCCCAGTAATCAAATAAAACTTGGCGTTGTCTGCCAATTTGATTACCTTGCACTCTGATGGATGTACTAATTGGCATCTTGTTAGCCCCGCCAGTAATTACTGCAGACATCAGTCCCTCAGTAAATTTACCATCTACCATACCACCATCGCACCAGCCAATGGCTACTGTTTCTTTTGGTTGAATCATTGCGTCCCCGCTTCCGTTACTTAGATAGTGCTGCGATTTCTTCTGGTGTTAGACCAAGTGTTGCTAGTTTAGCCTTAGCAGATTCTTTGGCTGCTTCTTCTGCGGCAACTGCTGCATCTTGTAGTGCCTTCTGTTCTGCTGCTGCAATAACATCAGCCTCACGCTGTGCAATTTCTTCACCAGTCAATGGCACTTCTGCCACTACACCAGTTGAGCAGTCTACGATTATTTTTGTTAGTGTCTCTGACATTAGATTATCTCCTTGATAGTATGTTGTTCGTTATTGCAAATCCAAAGACAAGTTGCCTCATCTAGTACTGCTTCATCGTGGCACTTAGGTGGAATAAATCCATCTAGTGTTGGGTCATATGCGTAGCCAATACCTGCAAAGTTTTTACGGATATTGTTGTTGTAACTTGTTTTAACCCAAGTACCGCCAAGTGCGTTAAAGAAGGCTTCGCCTTCATCTCCATAGTTAGGTCCTACTAGAACACGTAGTACTACGTTGTTGTTATCTACTTCTGCCCAATGACTCATACTGTATACCTCACAATCACAAT